TTGCAGCAAACGAATTGCAGGGTTTGCTTTGGGACAGCGTGGACACAAAATCTGGTAGCGTTGAGGTTCGCCGCACAGGATATCGCGGGGCCCTTCAAGAGACCAAGACGGAGTTTCGGGTGCGCACAATACCATTGCCCCCCAGCCTGATCGGGCTGATGCGGGAGTGGCAACTTCAATGCACTTCGCCAACCTTTGTGTTCCCATCTGCTAAGAATGTCATGGCGGATCAAAAGCATTGGGCTGGGCTTCTAAAAACGCTTTGCAAACACGCGGAGGTCGATTTTAAAGGCATCGGGGGGTTTCGTAAATTTTATCACACGCAAATGGAACTGGACGGCGTCCCGGCATCGATCCGCAAATATAGGATGGGGCACTCAAAGAAAAGCAATGTGGCAGAACAGCATTACACGGTCACTGATCTGAAGCTGGCTCACAACTCTGATGACATTCAAAAGATTGCTGGGAGGGTGCTTTCATAACGGTCGCGTGACGCCCATGATGACACCATGAAAGGTCGTTGACCAACTTCCAGCCCTTGCGCTCATACTCCTGCACTTGAGCGTGGGGCACATACCTTAAAACTATTTTTTCCGCCATATGCGCCAGCCGGTGAAGCGTTCTTCGCGGCAGGTTTTTTTCGCAACCGTAGCCGCGTCTTTGCCATAATAGTGCCGGATGGACTCGCGGAGTTGATCCGCTTCTTTTTTGTTTCGCGTGAAATATGACTCGTTCACATTCATCTGCTTTGCCAGCGATCCGGCCCACGATGTTTTGCGGCCCCGACCGTCTATAGGCGGGGGCTTTATTTCAGTCTCAATAAAGACAATTCTTCCCACGTCAATTCTCCCTTCAGCATTTTATCATGCAGCCGCCAGCGCAAATCAAAACACTCAAGACTGCACAAGAACTCCTTTTTGGCATTGATCACCCAGCCATCCTCGCGGAAAAACCTCTGCGCCCCACACTGCACACAAGTTGCCGCACGTTGGTCACGCTTTTTCTTCCGCATCACGCTTTGCCGACATCCGCAAAAACTCCATGCCCTTTTCAAACATCTGTTGCCGGGACATTTCTTTTTGCGCTTGCACGGTGCCGATGACGATAAGGCACCCCTGCTCGTTTGGTATCACCAGCAGGGGATGCTCAGTCATTTCAGAGGTCGAAAGGGATATCGTCATCTAACGGCTTTGCACTTTGCTGGGGCGCTGACGCCTGTGGCTGTTTATCAGCCGGTGCTTTCACGACCTTGCCAGCGATCCATGTGTCGCTTTTCCGGTAGCCGTTCAAATAATACAAAGAGCCATTGACCACGATCTTACCGCGCCAGTCATTATGCCAGTCCTCTGTTTTTTGAGCCGTCTCGTCATTAAGACTAAAGGTCAAATCATCGACCCCATGTTCAACTCGCTTCTTTTGTTCCATCGTTTAGCTCCTCTCGCTTGGACACAAATATTTTCACAACCTCTGGGTTTTTGGGCTTCAAAGCCCTCCACATCAATTCAACCACTTCAATGTCCTGCACCTCTGCAACGGTGCGCTTTATTTGATCGATGGCGTCCGCCGCTGACTTAGCGTTTTTGATTAAAAACTTTAAATTGTTGACCGCCATCGTCCGGTAATCAGGCTCGTTTATTTTTTTGATTTTGGGATTGAAAGGGTCGGACGGCCCATCTGTTAGGGAGGAAACATCGTCTGGGCCGTCCTTGCCAGAGCTGGTATAAGTGATCGTAGTCACCTCTGGCTTATTAGTGTATTTGCAATCGTCAAACTTGCTCATAAACACGTCAGCGCTCATGCCCAAGTGACTCAGGCCTTTCGTCAGCGCATCGGTGGTGGCTTTCTTTGCGGCATCATCATCCGCCTTGTTTCTGGCAAACAGCATGGCACCGCCAGTGAAACCGCCAAAGGTGTGTGAGCGTTTTTCAGTCCATATAGATACGGTGACCAAAACCATCACCTCGCCGGATGGCAGGGGCACCGTTTGGATTTGATCTGTTGTCCAGCCCCAGCCGTCACCAACCTTGCCAAAGCGCTGAGTCATCCGCCAGACTTGCCAAGTGGCATCGATGGCGGTGATTGGACGCCCGAAGTTCATTTTATTTTTTGCTTTTGCGTCCGTCTCAGAGAGATCAGCCCAAATTTGCAAGTTGCTCATTTCAACACCTCAATGCGCTTTGATTTATTCTTTGCGACTTTGACCTGGATACCGTGACCGAAAGCGAGGCTGGCGTTTTTTGGCACCAGCTTTTTGATCTCTGTCTCCGCCTTTTTGCAGGCATCCATCGCGCCAACGGTCTGGGCCCAAACCTCTGCCCATTGCCGCCACTTCGGGTCTGCCTGCGTTTGGGTCATATCAACTGGCACCGCGTCCTCATGGGGCACAGGGGCCTCTGCAACCGGGATATCTTGCGGGGGGACGCCCATATCCACACACCCCATGAAGTATGTGGCGAGGCCGATCAATTCTGCCTGATAATTAGGGTCTATTTCTATTTCATGCAGCGTGGGCTCGTTGCCAGCCCGAATGATTGTAAGCAGCCCAAAAGGGCACTTTTTGCCGGTCTTTTCTTCCAGCAAATAGGCATTCCAATGCAACTGCGGGCTATAGTGCTTGCAAAGGCGTGGGATAACATCGCTCCACTCCTCGCCCTTCAATGGCCTGCCCATCGTGTATTTGGCATCGATCACGGCCTGTTTGCCGCGATATTTGTCGATTGAGCCGTCAAGGGTGCAACGCATCAAAGGGTGCTTTTTGCCCCTGATGACCAACTGACGGTTTATGATCTCCAGATTGTTTTTTAACTCGCACCACTCAAGATTTAGCTCCTCAGTGATATGCCCCATCAGCACAGGCCAAACGGTCGAGAGATCGTCCGGCTCAAGTTCGCCGCGCTTTCGCAGCCACAAATTGTTTATTTTTTCGGGGTCGCCACCGGCTAAAATGTTTATTTCAGACCCACCAATTGTGGTCTGACGCTCTGCCAGTGACTTTGGATCTAACTGAAATTTCGTAAAAAAGGAGTAATCCATACCCCTCTTTTACCATTAGGCATAACTATATGTCAAATAATATGCGCATAATATATTCATAACGCATATTGGACAGAAACCACCGGGTCAATGGTCACTTGATCGGCATCAAAGGTCTCTTCACCATCACGCCACTCAACTGCAATTTGTGACGATGTTTTGCCTATATATCTGCAAAGCAACCCACGCTCTTTCTCGTTTGCCTTGTAACGCAAAACGATCAGCCCGCCCTCTTTTGGGGCAAGAGATGGGTTTACAAAAGCAATGTCGCCATTGTTGATTTGCGGGGCCAAAGACTCACCGAAACAAAAACAAGCATATGCGTCCGCCACGCCTGACAGAATGTCAGGCCGGTCTACCTTGCTCATCATTTGTTGGGTGAAATCGAAGCCTTTACCGTCCGGCAGTGGAAAACCGTACACCGCTAGTGTAGGTGCCAATGCAGGCCTGTCGACATCGTTTCCGTTTGACGTCTCTGTAATATCCGACTCAGATATTTTCAGAAACTCAGCGATTTTGGCTTTGTGAGGGTAAATTTTGCGCTTGCCGCCCTCAATTCGGCTATACTCAGCTTGACCAATATTTAGGGCTTTTGATAACTCAACTTGCGTGACATTTCGTTCTGAACGTAAAACGCGTAAATTGTTGCGATACATTTTTCAATGTCTCCATCAAAGGGGGAGAATTGATGCCCAAAACGACAAGTGCGTCTACTGGCATCAGCGAATAACCTTGTTGTCCAAATAGTGGTGGCGCACCAACGAGATTAACCCACCGCCAACTCTCCAGCGGCGTAAATGCTTGAATTGGGTTCATATCAAAGTCCCTCCTGTTTGTTAACCAACAAAGATTTACTTTAAGTAAATATGTGAATAACGCAAGTTATAAGAATATGCCACGCATAGCTTGACGCTCGCCCAAATCTCGTGTTATGCGTTATAGGCATATTATTCACATATATAGTGGTTCGTGATGAGATTAAGCCAATATCTTGTGTCAAACAAAATTAGCCAAAAGAAGTTTGCGGCGGATTTGGGGGTCTGTCAGGCCACCATCCACAAATATCTTTATGAAAAAGCGGTGCCTTCGGGCAAACGCATGATGCAAATACATCGCCTGACCGATGGTGATGTCACCTTGATTGATTGGATACACGTGCTGGATGAGATCGATGGGCAAAGCGTCGAGGGATAAAGGCGGGCGCTTTGAGCGCGAACTGGTCAACACTGCGAAGGCGCACGATTTGGAGGCTTATCGTGTGCCCCTTTCAGGGTCAGCCGCAGGGTTTAAAAACGATGTCATCATAAAGCAGGGCCGCACGGTTTGGGAGATCGAAGCGAAGAAACGCGCCACCGGCTTTAAATTTATTTATGATAATAAAAAAGACGCAGATGTGCTGGTCATCGGGGTTGACAGGCAAAAGCCACTCGCAATATTAGACTTTGAGGACTTTTGCGACCTTTTAGGAGGCAAGCATGGGTAAGGCCCGCCCATCCTACACGAAGGGGGTGGGCAACGCCGACAAGTGGGTGGCGGATCACCGGAGCCGGGAACGAGTCTGCTTGCTATGTAAAAAACCGTTTTTCAGTTTCCATGCTGGCAATCGTATTTGCGACCCCTGCACCAAGCTCGACTCATACCGCGATTTACTCAACGGCATCACAACACATGGTGTTCGCAAATGACGGCAGTCCACTTGAATGATTATGAGGTTTTGCAAGCCGCCATGACCGGGATGCTGCGTCAAGTGTCTGCAATCAAACGCAAATCGGTGAGCAAAATCACCGGCAGGGAATGGCAGGCGCATATTGAGGGGGCTTGCGGTGAGGTTGCGGTAGCAAAGGTCATGGGCAGATATTGGGGCGGCGGGATCGATACGTTCAAATCTGGCGGCGATATCGCCAGCACCGGGTGGGAAGTTAGAACACGAAGCAGTCATGATTATGACTTGATTGTGCGCGATGATGATGACGATGCCAGGATTTTTATTTTAGTGACCGGCAACGCACCGGATTATCTGGTGCGGGGCTGGATGAGGGCCGCTGAAGCAAAGCGGGATATTTGGAGGAAGGACTACGGCGGGCATGGGGCAGCATATTTTGTGCCCCATTCTGCTTTGAGGGATATGGAGGAGTTGCAATGAGTATAAAAGCGGTCACATGGGCTTTTGAGCAAAGGCTGGACGATAGTGTGGCAAAGCTGGTTTTGATCGGGATAGCCGACAGATATAATCCAGAGTTTGGCTACGCATATCCGGCGGTCAAATGGCTGGCACAGGTGGCTGATTGCTCAGAGCGAACCGTCCAACGAAAGATACAATTTTTGCAGGATATCGGCATGGTCACCGTCCTTCAAACGCACTCGAAAGACCCCAAAACAAAGGGCACCAACAAGTATAATTTGCCGATGATGGAGGGGGTGACACAGTGTCAGGGGGTGACACAGCTGTGTCAGGGGGGTGGTGACACCTTAGATGTCGGGGGGGTGGTGACACCTAAGAGTCACCCTAACAATAGAACGATATCTAACTATAATAATATGATCAAAATGTTTGATTTGTTCTGGCAGGCCTCTCCGAAGAAGGTGGGCAAACAACACGCACTCAAAGCCTTCAAAAAAGCGATCAAAGAAACAGAGCCACAGGTCTTGATCGATGGCATGGCTGCATATGCGGATCAGGTCAAACGCAAAGGGGTCGAGCCTGAATATATCAAACACCCATCAACGTGGCTGAATGGTGGTTGCTGGGAAGATGAGTCCGAACCGGACAGGGGCATCAATGAGAGCTTTGGAGTTGCGCAACGCTGGATGCCGCGAACCGAAGAGGAGTTCTTTGCGAAGTTCAATCAAATGCCGGACTTTTATCGCCGGAACAGACCGGATGTGATCAGCGTGGCACGAGAGGCAGGATGGTTAGATGAATAAAGATGTGATTTTGCCAACCCCTGAGTTTTTAGCGAAACACTCCGTTGAGGAGGTTGAAACCCGGCAGGCGGGCAAAAAACGCATCAGAGTCACCGACCAGCTTTGGATCGATTACTATTTGAAGCATAAACATATCAATGCGCACCAACACGCGGCGGCTGAACAGTTGCTGAAATTATATCGCGCTGCGGGCCG